CGGGAATAGCGCCCGCTTCAACGACTGGAGCCGTAACTACGCTGCCGCCTATCGGACTTACACTAGCCCCATGGCGGGCGGGCAAAATATACCCGGCCGGGTCAATAGTCACGCCGACTGCGACGCAGGGCGCCGTCATCAACGCCATTCCGAACGGAGATTTTGAAGCGGGCAACGACGGCAACTGGATTTTTACGGGCCCGGGTCAGCAGTGGTCGATCAGCAACGCGGGCGTTCCATATCAGGGTAGCTACGAAGCAATAAACCCTCCGGGCACTACGTCCGCGCTCATGACCATGAACACGTTCGGCGTCTGTACGCCCGGACAAACCATAAAAGTATCGTACTACCTTACGACCGGCACAAGTACCGGCTCGAATATCCAAGTCTCGGCCAAGATGAACTGGTATAGCGATACCGGCGCTACAGCGCTGATTTCCACAACTGATGGTGGCGCGCATGCCAGTCAAAGCGGCTGGACTCAGGAAATATCCACTTTCGTGGCACCAGCGGGGGCGATAACTTGCCGCGTAGCCATCCATGCCGCTTCTGGTACCAGCTCGCGCGACACCGCGGGCGTGGACCTCGTTACGTGGGATCTCGAATCGCCGGCTCCGACCAGCAACTTCATTTTTGAAGCGGTGCAATCCGGTCCCGGTACTTCCGGTCCAACACAGCCAACTTGGCCTACGGTGGACGGCAACACAGTCGTAGATAACACGGTAACATGGCAGGCGGTCGGCTCGAGCATCATCATCTGGACCGCTGCTCCGATAATGGAATCCGGCGCGACGGAACCTATATGGCCGACGATAATCGGCCAATCGGTCAGCGACGGCAACATGTCGTGGACCGCGATCTCGCGGCAGGTTACCGACCCCAATCTGCCAACCTCTGTTGTCGTCGCGCTCGGCGCTAGCAAGATTTTCGTCGGCGACAAGGACATAGTAGCGTACAGCGCTTCGGTTAATCCGACCGATTTCACGACGCCGAACAATGCCGGTTACCTGCCGACAGGGCTCAACAATTACGGCAACAATCCCGTCGAAGTACTCGTGCTCTACCGCGGCAATCTGGTAGCTATGAATTCGGGCGGCTATCAGATGTGGCAGATAGACCCGGACCCGGCGAACATGGCGCTGCTCGACGCGCAGCCGGTCGGCTCCGTGTGGACGCTCGGCGCGCAGAGCGTGGCTAACGATACGCTGCTATTGACTAATCTTGGCCTGCGTAATCTTGGCACAACCGGCGCAACAGCCAACATGAGCACAGGCCAGCTCGGGCAACCGATCGATACGCTCATTCAGGCGCAAATCAACGCCGGCACGTACTACCCGACTTCGCTCTATTATCCCGCGCGCGGGCAGGAGTGGACGATCTTCGGGCCGCAAGCATTCGTCCTCACGGTCAACGGCAACTCGCAGAAGTCCTGGAGCCGCTACGTTTTCCCGGATTCGATTACGTATTGGACGCTCGCAGGCGAAGTGCTCTATTTGCGTTCGGCCGGCAATCTCGTATGGCAGGTTGATGCACAGACGTTGCAGGATGATGTTATTACGTCTCTGCCCGGAACATATGCGGTTACGCCTGGATCCGATACGAATTTCAGCGGGTACAATGCAGTCGGCCCCGTAGGTTCGTTTACGCACACCGCTGAAGGTGCTGGAGTACCGACTTATATAGGATTTAACACGTCTACCAACACGTTTACACTTAAAATCGACGGTACAAGTGTTGCGCTTAATCCGCCGCCGCAAAATTGCTTCGGCACAGCTACTGTAACAACGGTTAGCCCATCATTATTACTTCACATGGATGGAACCAACGGATCAACAACGTTTACTGACTCATCCCCAAATAGCTTAACAATGACAGCAAGCGGTAGCGCTGCCGTAGAAACCGCTACGGTTAAATTCGGTACGGGAGCGCTTATCTGTGGAGGTGCCAGTGGCAACACATATATTTCAACCCCATTCGTATCTTCCGGCCCGTTAGATATCAGCACCGGAGACTTTACTATTGAATTTTGGCACTATGCGCCAACTGCAGGTGCGACTTTACTCGTTGATTACGCAACTGATGATAACGGCTCACCTAACTATGGTCTATGGATAGAGAATATGGGCAACGGACAGATTGTCGCCAAGATATGGAACGGCGGCAGCTATGGTACTCCAACAGCGGGTACCGTAACAACTGGCGCATGGCATCACATTGCACTTGTTCGCCATGGAAATGTGTATACGCTTTATCTTGACGGAGTCGGCACAACGCCCCTTACTCAAGCCGGCGCTATTTCTTTCTATACGAGCGGCTATGTTAGGGTAGGAGGATCCCCGTTCATTTTGGGTCAAACCTCTTATATAGATGAATTACGAGTTAGTAATGGATTTGCGGTATATACTGCTGGTTTTACGCCGCCTTCCGCACCTTTTTCTTCTCCTTCTCCGCTCGTATTGCAATCAAATGCGGCTACGTATAGCGCGGTTGGTAATGTCGCTACTTGGGTTTGGACGGGGACGCCGCCCAGCTTTTGGCCGATAGGACCAACATACAATGTCACACTCAGCGAAGCTATCGGCGGTTTCGGTATTCCGTTCTACAGCACAATGCAATGGCCGTTCATCGATCTAACCAAGTTCGGTTTGCACAAATAAATGGCGGGTTTTGATCTCGTCGGCGACGGCGAAGTGACAGTACAATTCGCGTGGGACGAAACAGATCCTACCGGCTTCAGCGACAACGCCGGTTTCAGTACATCGAATTCGGTGACCGCACCGTACACATTATCCGCAGCGGATACCGTTCCGGGGCAGCCTATCGCTATGCCGATCAACGCGCCATCCTACAGCATGATTCTAACATGGGCGCCGAATCAGGCGTGGACTTGGCAGGCGGCGCAGATATACGCAATTACGGAGGCTAGCGGTGGCTAAGCTATTCACCTACAACAACCCGTTCATCCTCGATTTCGTCATCGTTGCTGACAAGCTGCCACAGGATGAGCGCGATCAGCTCGAGGCATTCACGGGCCAGAAGTACGATGCTGAGTCCGCCGCGGTGGGCGCTTTCACGGCACCCGGACCTAAATGGGTTATAAAAACGGAAGACAACCGGCCGATCTGCGTCGGCGGATACGTATACCAGCGTCCCGGCGTGTGGCGGGATTTCATGATGAATACGCCGGAAGCCTTCGGCGAGCATTGGTTCGCGGTTACCCGCAGCGTCATTCGCATCATGAATTCCATGTTCCTATCCGGGCAGGCGCACCGGCTTGTGTGCATCGCGCTCGCCAGCAGGACAAAGGCCCACGATTGGTATAGAATCTTAGAGCTCCATAAAGAGGGCGTGCTTCACGGTTACGCCGCGAGCGGCGCGGACGCGATCATTTTTGCGAGGGTACAGCACTAACATGGGTATGGGGGGCAACAGTAGCGCAGCAGATGCAGCCAATGCGGCCAACGCGGCAACGCAGGCGCAGGTGCAGCAGAGTGTAGCGGCAATCAACAATGCGTATAGCGCGCCCGCGCGCCAGCAGCAATATACGACGTACGGAAACGCGCTGAATAACTACTACACGGGGCAGGTAAACCAGCAACAGCAAGTCAACGCGCGCAATCTGCAGTTCGCAAATGCGCGTAGCGGCCTGACGGGCGGCAGTGCGGCATCAGACAGCAACGCGCAGCTCTAGAAGGATTATACGCAAGGGCTGCTGCAGGCTAGCCAACAGGCGCAGGCCGGGGTATCTGCGCTGCAGAATTCGGACATATCGGCGAAGAACCAACTGATCGGGCTCGCCGAGCAGGGTGACTACACTGGAGCCGTGCCGACCAACATCGCGGCAACGCAGGGCGCGTCGCTCGGAGCGGCGGGCAACTACGGGCAGGCGAACGCACTCGGCAATCTGTTCGCCGGCACGGCGGGCATCTACGGTGCAGAGCAGACAGCGGCGGCCAACCGCAGGGCGCAGATGTCGCCGATTGGGAGTCTATACGGCGGCACTTCTGGCGGCGTCAACACATATGGTGTTTAGTTATGGGTAATTTTCTACAGCATGCTTTCGTGGGCGCAGGGGGTCATATGACTACTGATGTCGGATCTCCCCTGTACCAACCCTGGAGATCAAACCTGAATGGGGGAGGCGCGACGCCGGTATCGAGGTGGAGCGG